GATTTACGCCAAAATGTCTGCAAAAATGCGCTTCGAGTTCGATTCGAGGCGGCTTCTGGGGGCAGTCAGCAAGGCAAATTACGCATCCCTGCGGAGGGCTGGCGCGTATGTCCGGAAAGCGGCACAGAATTCCGTCTTCCAATCGAAACGCGCCTCGGAAAAGGGAACGCCTCCGCACACCAGACGCGGACTGCTGAAACGCTCGATTCTGTTCGGCGTGGACAAAACCCGGATGTCCGTGGTCATCGGTCCCGCCAAGAAGTTTATCGGCGTGTCCATGACCGCCCATGAATTCGGCGGGATGTACCGCAGACGCCGCTACCCGAAACGTCCCCTCATGGGACCGACTTTGAACAAGACCGCACCTCAGCTTCCGAAGCTGTGGGAGAACGCGGTCAAGAAACAATGAAAGGTATTGAATATGGCCATCAAACTTGGTCTTGATGCAAAACTGTTCCGCGGCACTGCCGGAACCCAGGGGACAATTGAGGTCACCAACGTGAAAGATGTTTCCCTCAGCCTCGAGTCCGGCGAAGCGGATGTCACCACACGAAAGGCGAAGGGGTGGAAACTGAGCGTCGCCACCCTCAAGGAAGCCTCGCTCGAAATCACTATCCTGTACGACACCGAAGACGAGGATTTTCTTGCGTTCAAGGAGGCTTACTTCTCGAACACGCCGATCTCGCTGTTCGTGACTGACGGCGACACCACGGCGCACGGCCTCGACGCCGACTTCTCGGTTACGGGCTTCACCGTGGATCAGCCGCTGGAAGAAGCCGTCACCGTCAAGGTCACCGCGAAGCCCACCGCGTCCGATAGAGCGCCGGTCTGGGTGTGAGGTGAACAATGAAATCTTTCACCGACAATAAAGGTCGTACCTGGACGCTCGAAGTCACGGTTGCGACCGTCAAACGAGTTCGGGCTCTGTGCAGGGTTGACCTCAACTCCATTGTGGAACTTGACAAGAACAACAAGCCCTCTGCTGAACTTCTCGAACGGCTTTCTTCCGACCCCGTCCTTCTCGTCGATGTCCTTTTTGCCGTGTGCAAGCCTCAGGCTGACAAGCTCGGCATAACGGATGAGGACTTCGGGGAGTCTATGGCAGGTGACGCCATCGAACACGCGACCACAGCACTCCTGGAGGAAGTGATCGATTTTTTCCCGGCAGCGAAACGGCTCGTGATGCAGAAGATTCTGTCGGCCAGCCGCAAGTTCAGCGAAGCCGCAAGGAAGAAACTGGAAGCCGAGCTGAACGGCGAATTCGAGAGCCGGGTGGTCTCCGAGCTGGATCGGTTGACCGGCTCATCTGGGACTGCGCCGGAATCTGCGGAGTAGACCCGAACGGATTCACTCTGCGCGAACTCGTCCGCATGACGGAAGCTCGTGGACGGTTCGAATGGGGGCAGACGGCGTCCTTGATGGCTCTGATCGTCAATGTTCTTCGTGACCCGAAGAAGAGCAGGACCGTGAAGCCGAGCGACTTCAACCCTTACAATGTGAAACCGAAAACGAAAGCGCCGGTCAGCATCCTGCGGGACATCTGGTGCAAACAGGATTCTGCACAATCCTGATGCCGGATTAGGCAGAATGACACAGTTCATTGTGCAGAATAGGAAAGGAACAACATGAGCACGGCAACGGGCGAAGTAAAAGCGGGACGCGCATACGTCGAAATCCTGCTCGACCAGACGAAACTTGAACGGGGACTGAAGCAGGCCCAGCAGAAGATCAGGAACTTCGGGTCGGCTCTGACGGGCATCGGGAAGAAGATGCTCGCTGTCTCCGGAGTCCTGGCTGCACCGATGGCGTTCGCTACGAAGACGTTCGCCGACTTCGACGACGCCATGCGCATGGTCAAGGCTGTGTCTGGCGCGACCGAGGGAGAGTTCAGGAGGCTGACCGAGGCCGCCGAGAAGCTCGGACGCGAAACGTCCTACACTGCCAAAGAGGTGGCCGAGGGTATGACGGCAATGGGTCGAATGGGCTTGAAACCGGACGAGATTCTGTCCGCTGTCCCTGCCGTCTTGAGCCTCGCTCGCGCTACCGGAACTGAGCTCGGAGAGGCCGCCGAGATCGCCTCCAACAATATGCGTGTGTTCGGTCTCAACACCTCGAAGATGGCGAACGTCGCGGATATCCTGACAGCTACGGCCAACGGATCTGCGCAGACGCTGACCGACTTGGCCGAGGGGCTGAAGATGGCTGGTCCGCAGGCGGCGGCCGCGAACGACAACATCGTGAACGTGTCCGGTGCCCTCGGCGTCCTGGCGAACATGGGCATCAAAGGCTCCTTAGCCGGGACAGCCCTGCGCAAATCTTATTCGCAGTTTGCGAAGACGAAGGTGCAGGACAAGCTCAAAGCCATCGGGATCGCCACGACGGACGCCAACGGGAATCTGAGGGCGATGCCGGACATCATCGCCGACATCGCGAAATACATGAACAAGCTCCCGACAGCCCAACGCTTGGGGTTTGCGGAGGAAATCTTCGATCTGCGCGGCTCGCTCGCCGGACTCCAGCTCGGCGGGAACGTCCAGCAGTTGGATGAGTTCATATCGAGGCTGAAGAATGTCGGCGGGGTCGCCGACCAGACGGCTGCGGAAATGGATGCAGGAATCGGCGGTGCCTTCCGAATCATGATGAGCGCGATTGAGGGCTGTCAAATCGCCATCGGACGGGTCATCGGCGAGGCTCTGACGCCCTACATGAAAAAGCTGTCTTCCACGCTGAATGTGGTCGCCGAATGGATCGCTGCACACAAAGAAGTGGTCATCATGGCTGTCAAAGTTGTCGCCGGTATCGCCGCAGTCGGCGTTGGTATGATCGCTGCCGGGCTCGCCATCAAGGCAATGGCTGTCGGCGTTGGGATGCTCTCGACCGTTTTCTTCCTGCTGAAGGCTGCGGTCCTTGCTCCGATGGTCGCTATCCAGGGATTGATCGGGCTGTTCGGGCTCCTGCAGACCGCGATGGTCGCCACCAAGGTCATTGCGTTGGCGATGTGGGCTGCTATTACCTCTCCTGCATTCCTGATCGGTGCAGCATTGGCCGCCGTGATTGCCGTCGTGTGGGAATTGACGGGAGCATGGGCCGCCTGTAAAGCCGAGGCGAGCGAGCTCGCTGAGGACGTTACGGGTGCTTTCACCTCAATCCGGGATATTGCCGGACAGACCTGGGAGACCATCAAGACCGCTTTCATGTCCGGCGACCTCGCCGGAGCCGCACGAGTCGGCCTCGCTGCTTTGAAGCTTGCCTGGCTGACCGGGCTACAACCGCTGAAGAAAGCGTGGGCTGGCCTGAAGATGTTCCTTGCCGACAGCTGGACGGTCATCGTTTACTCGATTCTGAAGCTCGGAAATAACCTCTGGTACGGTCTGCTCTACGGTCTGAAATCCATCGGAAACGCCATGCAGGATGCCTGGGCTTTCATCTGGAACGGCATCATCACGGCCTTCGAGAAGACCGTGCTGGAAATCCAGAAGGTCTGGATCAAGACGAAAGGCTTCTTCGACTCCGACGAGGAAGTCGAAGCCGAGATCGCCCGCGTCGAACGGGCGTACAATGAACGGAAGAGCGCCAGAGAAAGCGCAAAAGCACAGGCGTCCGCACAGCGCAAGGCCGAGCTTGCAAGCATCAACGATGACTGGGACAGAGCGAACGCGAGTGCGGATGAAGCACAGACGCAGGAGATTCTGGAACACCAGAAGGCGTATCAGGACGCCCTGACCGGGGCTGCTGAAGAGATCGCCAGTGCTCGTGCCGCTTGGCAGGAAGCGATGGACGAGGTCAAGCAGAAAGCTGCGGAGAAAGCTGATAGGGTCGAAGAAATCCGCGAACGCACAGAAACCGCCGCCGAGGAGACGGAACGCTCCGAGGTGAAGATTCAGGAAATCTCCTCTGCCGGAGAGAAGTCGATGGGGGCATGGAGCTCAGAGGCCTTGGATGCCCTCCTCGGCGGCGGTGCGCAGGAACGGACAGCAAAGGCGACCGAGCAGATGGCCAAGAACACGCAGCAGACAAACAAGCTGCTGAAGAAAATCGGGCAGGAAAAAGCCCTGACTTACGGATAAGCACTACACCCCCTCTGCCTCAGGCTCTGGGTACGGGGAGCCGCGAGGCTCCCCAGTTTTTTCAAACTTTACAGGAGATACTATGGCGGCAAAAGTTGAACAGAACTATAAGGAGCATGCTACAAGCATCGACCGTTGGGGACGATATACGTCGGTCGAAGTCCCGTATATCGTTTTCGATGCCGCGGACGAGGATGCCGCGCTGACTGCCGTCCTCAATACGGCCCCGAAGACGCTGCATGATCTCCCGCTGGATGCCATCGAGATCGACAGCCGCGAGGGCGACACCACGTTCAAGGTGAACGCGACTTATAAGGCGGAGAACAACACGGATTCCTACGGCGACGATGAGGAGGACGAAGAATCTACGATCAGCTTCGACTGTGGTGCCGGAACGAAGCATGTGTCGTTCGCCATCGATCAGCGAATCGCCTATGGCTC